CAAGAGTTCCAGTAGACACCAAGTTCTTACTGCCGTTTGTAAATACGGGCTTGCTGGCTGTCAGTGAAGAATCAATGATGTCATTAGCCGTCAGCGTTGTGCCGTCAAAGGTCAGGTTAGCAGAAGCACCAAATGAACCAGAGCTATTGAACTGAACCTGAGTGTTAGAGCCTGCCGCAGAGCCACCGCCCACATTAACAAAGTTAGTGCCGTCCCAAGCCACAATAGCCCGTGTGCCCGCAGGTACAGTAACACCCGTTCCAGTCACACCTTGAACAATGATTGACTGGGTGCTAGACGTTTTGTTAATAACAACGTAAGTCTTAGACTGGGCTGGAACCGTGATGGTTCGTGTGGCTGTGCCGCCTGCTGTCCACAGAAGAACTGCATACTGGGAGCTATTAGCCGTCAGACCTGTGCTTGCCGCTGTGCCCGTAGTCAGGGTCAGCGTGATGTTTGCATCTGTGGAGATTGTCTGTGTACCAGCAACGGCAACGTCAACAATTTGGGAAATGGCGTTATTGACCGTGTCGCCCCAAGTACCAGATAAAGTACCTGTGGTCGGTAGCGTCAAGCCAATTAGCGAGGTATTTGCCATCTATTGCTCCTACTGAGTAGAAATTTGTGTCCAACCGGGCGATTCTGTTGTATCCACAGCAGCCCAGCCCGGTGTTTGCGGATTGCTGATATTTTGCCATGTAACGCCTTGTGTGTCATCAATAATTTCCCACAAGTATCGCCCACCATTTGTTTCTGTTATTGCCATCGTTTCCGACCGGCTTACTTGGTAGTTTGCACCACCATCGTTTGTATCCGTGATTGCAACAGATTCATCCAAAAACTCTGTGTAATACGTCCCTACAGTCGTTCCTTCTGCAATACCCATCGACTCGTTGATGGTCATAATCAGCACAGCCACCTGTGCTTCTGCTATTGCAATCGACTCCGATATATCACCTAAGAATGTAGCAACCGCTTCCTCTACACTCACAATTCCCAAAGAATCCGACACGCTCTCTGTATAACTTGTCTGCGCGGCCTCATCATCTGTTATGGCCTGAGACTCTGCTACGCTTTCGTTGTAGCTGGTTATCGCCGCATTTGCATCAGCAATAGCCATTGTCTCAGTTACAGAACCCACAAACCCAGCAACAACCGACTGATCATCAACAATAGCGGCAGATTCATCCACTGCTACATTCATCGTCAGAACTACAGTCTGAATATCCTGAATGCCTTCTGTGCCATTCCACGAACCAGAACCCCAAGCGTCTTGACCCCACGTAGTGCCGTTTGTCAACGACTCTTCAATACTTACCTCAATCAACAACCCAGCCGCAAGTGAATCAGCAAGTAGGGCGGTTTCTGTAACGCTGACAGGAAAAGTTTCTCCCCCGCCCCATGCGTTCTCACCCCATGTGCCGTCACCCCAAGCTAACGCCATATCAAGTCAGTGTTAATGTGTATGTAACTGCAATTGTGTCGCCGTTAACAACAGCCTTAGAACTAGAGAAATCACCCGCAGAGAACAATGTGCCAGTGGTTGAATCTTTAGTTGCGCTACCGCCAATGTTGATAAAGCAACCCGCCACAGTACCTGTACTGGTCATAGAGAATGACACGGCAGAAGACGTAGCCTTGCTTGCAGCGGCGGCAGAGGCAAATGATGGCGTAGGACGGTTGCCAGAATAAGCAGGAGCGTTAGTGCCACCTACTTCTAACCAGCCGGGGTGAGAAGCCTGCGTATCTGTGGCAGCTACAGTACCCGTACCCTTTAATCCCATTACAACTGCGCCAGCGGCTGAGTTGCCAAGGATGGTGTCCAAGGTCAAGTTTTTGCCTACAGTCACAACCAAGTTCTCAATAGGCTCTTCCCATTTGATAAAGCCATCAATGCTGTAGCAAACAGCATGGTAGTAACCTTCAATTGCCATCTCATCAGCAGGCGTTGTGTTGTATTTTGTAATTGCGGCTACTTGGTCGGTAGCGGTGATTTTGTCCAAGCTCATGTGAGGCTCCTTAATTAGAACTACGAATTAACGAAGTGGTTGGGCCATTTACTGGCATTGTGATTGTAAAAGTTGTCGTTGACGTTTTGTCAGACCCAAAGTCCAGCACGGCCACAGACTTGTTACCCTGAGTTACGTTGTAAATCAAAGCACACCTGGCTGTCAAAGCGGCAGTCCAAGATACATTAGGGAAGCCAACATAAGCCGTATACCCAGAGGATGCTACTGTAATTGGCGTCAAAATAGACCCACCAGCTGAGTAACCAGATGCCACTACTTCATTGGTAGACGAGTAGATCGTGGTTGCTTCGTTTAGATCGGCACTGGCCGTGTACAAAGCAATCTTGATAACGTCTGTAGTAAGGTCGTGAACGCCCTGATACAGCTCCGCCTTGAAGCTTGTGGTCTGGGTCTGAACAATACTCATGAGACTGCAACCCTAACTTGGCCATCGCGGTATGCGTCAGCCCTTTGTTTACCATCACCCAAGTTCTTGAGAAGCGCCATAGCTTGAACATAACGCTCTTGATACAGCTTATACATTCCATCTTCGGGCGAGCTTTTCATGTATGTTCCAGCCTCAGACAGAGTTCCATACAGTAACGCAGAGTCAAAATTATCACCCAGCCATGTGGTCAGCGCGGTAACAATAGACTCTGGGTAGTAGTAGTAATGGAGCTCTGCGTAGTAATTTACGTTTGGCGTAGGGCCAAGAATGAACGACAGCTCGTTAACGTTGGCAGACTGTGGGCCAAAGATGGCGTAGTGACGGGGCTCTGAAGCTTGTGCGCTCAGTGGATATGCCTCGCGCATGAAGTTCACATCCTTGTTCAGCAGATACAAATAGTCGCCTTGAAACACAACCGCGCCATTCACTGTGCCGCTATTAGCCACTGTTAACGTAATTGTGGTACCGCTAATGCTACGAACAATAGCGTTAGTACCAATGTTTGTGCCTGTGACCTGCTGACCCACAGCAATACCTGTAGCACTGGCCACAACAATCGTTTTGGCAGCAGATGTACCAGTTGCTGTTGTTGCGTTATACGGATAAATAGCAAGGCTGTATGTTGAAAGGAAATCCTCTGGACAAGCCAAGTACTTATTGCCGGTTGACAAAACGCCCGTGACATTCTTACGCAAGTTGGCAATCTGCACCGTGTTATAGATGCGTTGCTCCGCCTGCTTGATCATTGTATTGATCGTAGTCGTGTCAAACGTGTTCTGCGTGTAATCAGTTACCGCAGCTACAAGTTGGGCGTATGTTAGTGCCATAATTTAAGCCATTGGGCCGCGAGACATTAAACCTTTAGTGGCCGCGCCAGTGCCGCGCATATTAATGCCGGACGTCTTAGGCTCACCACCAGATGATTTGTTGATATTACCAACAGTCATCTCCACAGTATCAGCACGGCTCATGTTCTTACCAGAGCCGGGATTCTCTTTAGCAACAACCTTCTCACCCTTCATTGTGTGCGGAGGAGCGTAAACTTTAGCATCGCCAACTTCTTTACCCATCATCATTTTGCTGTATTTAGCCATATTAGCCTCGCTTCTGTGCGGCAATCTTTGCCAAATTACGACCCATAGTCTTCATATCAGAGTTGGTTTTACCCTTACCCTTACCTGTTCCGCCCTTTGTTTCTTTGACAGAATGACCGCTGTTAGGGAAGATGTGAACATCAGTCTTACCTTTTTTAGCGACTCCGTCTGCTGATCGTGTATATGCCATGTTTAGCTCCTATGAAACTGTTATCGTTACTGTACCAACAAATGCCGTTGCAACCAAGTAGTTAGGTGTTAAATATTCATCAAAACCACTAGCTCCACCGACTGGATTCCAACCCCACTGGATGTCCCGTGAACCACCAGTCAAATTACCACTTGCATTCAAGCCCGCCGTCACATACGTTGTATCTGGCCGTGGCTGATACAAAGCCTGTGGATCATAAACAGGATACATACCCAGCTGCAATTGCGGCTGATCTGGATCCCAGCAAGCTTCACAAACCTTTAGCTGATAAAGCTTGGTCTTGATGACCTCCATCTTTAACTGCTTTAACTTGTAACGCTGCCCACACCGATCACATTCGGCAATAGCATATTTACCGGATGCAAACGGTGTTGCCATTAAGTACCACCACCAATGAACGCTATACGAGGCACCAACCTCAATGTAGCCTTCTCGCGATCTTCTTGAGCCGCCAAAGTATATTGTTCGTCATAGACCCGCTTAAGCATATCCAGACGGCCTTGCAGTTCAGGCACCTTCATGGCTATGTAGTAGGCTAATCCGGCCACTACGCATGGCAGGAAGCGGAAATTCATATCGGATGTCTGTACACCAGCGCCAGCGTCTTGGATGCGGCGCATTCTGTAGTACACAAACTGGTACTGTTGTGAGTTATCAGGTGTAGGCCACACTGTTACAGCGGGCAACTGGGGCACAAACACCGCAGTTCCATCTGTTTGTGCTGCAGCTGTAGTGTTGTTCTGACCACGGAATACACCGCCCAGCACATTACCACTGATATAGGTGTAGTAAATGTCTTCAGTGCCAAGGCGGATAAACCCAGACCCAGCTAGTCCAAGCACCGAACTAAGCGTGATTGATGTGTCTGTCGATGTGATATTGCCACTAAGTACAATGTCAGTGGGATTAGTTTCACCAGAAAGACGCTGAATCCAGACTTGGATCGGCCTGCCTTGAACCAACTTGTTAGGGATCGTTGCATAAGTAGAAACGCTGATGCGCGTAATACTCAAGTCTGCCTGAGTTGAAGAGTTGTTGGCTTGCGTTCGAATCACATGATCTAGCAAGTCAATCGTATCTAAAGGCAAAGCGTATGTGGCCAGTCCCGGAGTCAGAGTAATTGTCCCTGTCTCAATCGTCCACATATTGATGCCGCGATTAGCCCACTCAATTGTCATCAGGTTAAGAGAACGGCGCGCTGTGCGTAGGTCATAACCAGTACGCATCTCACGGCCAGCTCTCTCCCACGCCTCTTCAGCGAGCTCGGTGAACTCCATGTTAAAGGCTGTGGTTCCTGTAGTGGTCATTTCTTAGCAGTCTTAGCAGAGTTAATGAATGCTTGAGCTGTAGGTGCACCCTTAGAACCTGGCTTACGCATCTTTTCTTTAGAGCCAGCCGCGATACGTTTTCTCTTAGCGTTAATGTTGGCATACAAGCCAACAGGCCCACCATCAGCGTATTCAGTAAAGTCAGTGTCATCCCTACGCTCTTTGCGTACACCTTTGGGCATTTTTGAGGCGCGCATAGCACCCATTCCACGGCTTGCCATCATTTAGTATTACCTTTAGCTTTCTTGGCTAGAAACAATTTATCAACCATTTCTATCCGTTGAGGTTTAGTCGTAACTTTGTTAATAATACCCAACCGCTTAGGCTTGCTGGCGCCGTAAAACCCAGCCTTCTTCAAAGACTTAACTACTTTAGCAGCTGGTTTTACGGTTGCCATATCAGCACATCCCGCCGTTACGCATGGAAACTATCGTACCTTTGGTTTTGCCTTTAACAGCACAACCATCAGCGCGCTTAGATGCT